TTCGTGTTCGTTTATCAAATACCGATACCGCAGATACGAAGAAGGTAATGACGGAAATTAAATTGAGATATGGTATTGATGATTTTACAATTATTAGAACCGATTCTCTTTCTAAATTAAAAAGTGGCAATAGAGTAAACAAATTAGATTTTGAAGATGTTAGTGATATCAATTATCAAAATTCTTTGATAAAAGAATATGTAGAAAGAATGATGCCATTTGCAACTTCTGAAGATTTGGATGGATTGGAATTAATTAATAGAGATGTAAATAGTAGAATACATCAAGAAGATATTCAAAGAAACATATTTTGGAAACCAATAAGTTTTAGATTCTCAAATATGTTTTCTTATGGTGAAGATAATAAAATTGACTTTACAAAGTTAGGTGGATTGATGGGTTTGTTTGCAGCAAATGCAAGTGGTAAATCATCAATTTTTGATGCAATATCTTTTTGCTTATACGATAAGTGTAGTAGAGCATTTAAGGCACAAAATATAATGAATAATCGTAAAACCAATTTTTGGTGTGAATTACGTTTTCAAATAAACGGTGAGGATTATACTATTCGTAGAGAAGCAAAAACTGTTAATAAAGGAAAGAATGTAAAAGTAGATGTTCAATTCTGGAAAATAGAAGATGGCCAGTCCATATCATTAAACGGAACGGAAAGACGTGATACAAATCAAATCATTGAACAATATGTTGGTAAATACGAAGATTTTGTATTAACCGCATTATCTCTACAAGGTAACAATGCATTGTTTATTGATAAATCCCAATCGGAGAGAAAAGATTTGTTAGCACAATTTATGGGATTGAATGTATTTGATAAATTATACGAAACGGCTAGTGAAGATATTAAAGAAGTTTCCGTTTTGATTAAAAATTTCAAAAAAACAAATTTCACATCAGAACTTGCTGATAAAGGAATTGAAATAAAAGATAAAAAAGATAAACTAAAAGTATTGCAATCTAATTTAGATAAAAAGACCGAAGAAAGGGATTCTTTGATAAAGGATATTGTAGAATTGAATAAACAATTAACACCTATTGATAAAAATTTAGATTTACCTAATTTGGAATCAAAAAGAGATTCAATTCAAAAATCAATTGAATTATTGGATGTAGATAGACAAAGTAAAGAATCCAAAATAGTAGAATACGCAAATCAATTATTAGAAATTTCACAATCAATTGATGAAATAAAAATATACAATGGCCAACCAATTGAAGATGCTAAAAATGAATATGATTTGTTGAAAAAACAAATTATAGAAACAACGCATCAAATAGAATTAATAAATCAATCATTATCTTCAAATAAAGAAAAGTTATCTCATTTGGAATCACATGAGTATGATCCTAATTGTAAATTTTGTATGAATAATGTATTTGTTAAAGATGCTATTGATACAAAAAATAAAGTTAGAGAACAAGAACAACAATTGGAAACATTTGATGTTTTAATATCAACATTAAAAACACATGAACAAACATTATCAGATGTTAATTCTAAATGGGATACTTTAGTAGATTTGAAAGCTAAATATCAAAAAGCAATTGTTATCAAAGAAAAGACAGAAGCTGAGTTAAAAGGTATAGAAACAAAAGAGGAACTATTACAAACTCAATTGGATAATGTTGAAAATGATATAGAACTATATTATGAAAATGAAGATACAATTGAAAGAAATAAAAATCTTCAAATTGAAATAAATACGATAGAATATAGTAAGTCAAAAATTGAAGGTGATATAAAAGAATTGAATAAGGATATAACCACAATCAATGGTGCTATAGCAAGCCTGGCTTCATTTGTAGAAGGTATAAAGCAAAAGATGAATGAAGTTAAGGATTTGGAAGAAAAGAACCGCCTATACACATACTATTTAGATGCAGTAAAGAGAGATGGGATACCTTATGAACTAATTTCAAAAGCATTACCGGTAATCGAAACAGAAGTAAATAATATACTTGCACAGGTTGTAGATTTTGGATGTGTTATGGAAGTGGATGGTAAATCAATCAATGCAAAGATTGTTTACGATGATCAAGAGTGGCCTTTGGAGATGTGTAGTGGTATGGAGAAGTTTGTTAGTGGATTGGCAATTAGAGTTGCATTAATTAACATATGTAATTTACCACGTCCTAATTTCCTTGTAATTGATGAAGGTTTCGGTACATTGGATGCGGATAACTTATCATCTTTGTTTATGATGATGCAGTATCTTAAAACTCAATTTGATTTTATATGGATGATTTCACATTTGGAACAAATGAGAGATATTGTAGATGGATTAATTGAAATAAAAAAAGAGAATGGATTTAGTAAGATTGATTTTTAATCTTATCCGCTTTTAGTATAGTAGGTTGAGTTTTAATTATTCCTATATGTTTTTTAATTAGGTTTTCAACCAAACTACCCATTTTAAACCCATGTTCTTCGCAATAGTTTTTGAGAAGTTCGTGGGTTTCTTTTTTTATCTGTAACATTGCATATTTCATAATCTTTATTTTTCTTTAGTTTATATTAGTTTTCTATATATAAATATGATTACTTTATTTTTTAAGGATATTTATTCAAAATAAGGTAATAATGGCAATACTCAAAAAAACATCATTTAAACAAAATTTAGAACAAATAAGTGTTTTCATAAATGATTTTGACCCAAATAGTCAGTATTTTAGGGTTACGGATTTGCCCGATACATTTACGGGTGGTAAGAATGCATTTTTAGTGCAAGGTTCTACAAATTTAGTTCCTGATACTTTGGTTAAGATTGAAATTAAGGATTCTTTGGGTAACGTTATATATTCAGAACCATCTGCAGGTATTCCATCTTATTATGAGGGTACATCTAAAGTTGTATCCGTTCATATTTATCCAGATACCGCATTTGGACCTTGTACTATAACTATTTTAGGTGAATTAAGTAGTTACACAGTTGATGGAATAAATGTACCCGTTCCATTAGATTGGGTGGGTAAATATAATGTAAAGTGGCAAAGAACAATAAATGTAAATCCATTTAAGAAAAACATAACACCAATTCGTTTTTATAGGAGGCCACAAGTAGAAATAACAGAATCGGTTTTACCAATATATAATAGAAATGTAACAAGCGTTACACTTTCAGGAAGTATAAATGGAACATCCATATTACCAATTCAAGATACGGATTATAGAACATATAGAGGACCTATTTCTTACGAATTATCAACAACATCCAGTTTTTTTTCACAATCAATGGAAGGATTCAATATAAATGTTTCTGGATTATCTTCTTCGTATTCACCACTATTGACAGATGTTATTAATGATAAAAAAGCATTAGTATCGATACCATATTATATAACAGGATCTACACCCGATCCTTTCTATGAAAGAATTAGAAATTTTTCAAACAAACCGTTTAGTATAACATATGATGAAAGTGTTTCTATAACAAATTCAAATATAAATTCATCATTTGCTAAAATAAGAATTACGGATTTAGAAACGTTTACAGGCGATGCATCCAGAATAAAAGTATATGCATCATCAAAAAATGATTTAGGTGATTATCAACTATTAGAGGATGCGTTATTAGAAAGTAATGAAATTTTACAAGTAGATGAATTCAATGGGGTACTAAATGTAAGAACTGGTATTTTTTCACAACCAGTTATAGATTCTTATTGGCAAACAGAAAATATAACAACTTCTCCAATTGTTTCTATTGATAATTCTTTATTAATACGTTCTGTTAAATTACAACCAACTACGGATGTAAATAGTCCTGTAAATTTACAAGGATTGTTTAAATTTATGACAAGTGGTTCTATAAATTTTTCTAGATTTACTCAATACCAATTGGATTTTACTCCGTTAATGAGTTCATCTTTGGGTAACTATGCTTTATTGGAAATTTATGGTAGCGGTTCTGCATTTGTAAATAGTAATAGTTCAAATACCTTTGGAAAGTTTTTGGGTGAATTAGAAACAAATACACCATTTAGAAGATACGATAGACAAACTATAAATTTTCAACCAGATGCAAATGGTGATGGTAAGCTTGTATTTTTGGTAAAAGCGGGTACATGGCATATATCAAATGTAAGTTTAAAAGCTGCACAGGAAAGTTCTTTTTCACCAAACGAAATTTCTTTAGTTGTAAATGTTCCAACTAAAATTAATAATGAAACTTTTGATTTCAAATTTGAAATTTATGACATAAATAATAATTATGTTCCAATAACCTTACAAACATCATCTTTGTTTGTAGGTGGTAATGATGTATCCGTTACTAGAAACTTAGAACTTAATTTATCAAATAATAGTTTTAATTTTTCTACATCATCCGTTATTCCATCATTTATTACAATTGATTTTACAAAAAGTGGATTAACAGGATCATTATTATTTGCATCTTCTGCTGTAGATACTACTGGTAATGAGATATCGCCACAAGCTGGTTTTCCAGGTACATTAGAAGTTGTTGATGAAAATACATATAAATTAACAGCTGCGAATTTCACCGGTTCTATATCAGGCGTTACCGTTGGAGCAATAAGTTATACTGCAAGTTGTGAAGATATAAATCGTTATTTTACAGTATTTAGAACCGAACAGGGTGCACCCGCTTATTTATTTTATGCAACTGCCGATAAAAATAATTTTACATTTAATCCGGATGCTGGATACAAATCAGTAGTACAGAATGATTACATTGATATACGATTAGTTCAGCAGAATTTACCTGATAATGGTCCTATGGGTCTTGTAATTAATTCTGCATCTGAGGCCGGTTCTCCACCTCCACTTTATTATACATCTAGTGTTGGTAATGCAAGTATTTACAGATTATTTGTTTCTACTTCTTCCGATATAACTCCTGACAATAAGAATGGATATACTTTTGCAATAGGTCAATCAAATTATGATTTTGAATTACATACAATAGATGGTGTATTTACATCATCTATAACAATAGATGCAATCCCAAAAGGAGATGCGGCAAAAGGTATTATAGCTACCTCTGATAAAAATCAATTTTTTTATAAAATGTCAAATGCTGATCCGGATCCTAATCCACAATCAGCGACTATTTTTGTAAAAAGATTAAATTTAACATCACCATCATCATCTATAACAGTAAATAGTGGGAGTGGAAAACCTGCATTAACATTGATAAGTAATAATATAGGAAACGGAGTTGCGCAATATAGTATTTCAACTATAGAATACCCATATTCGGCCGGGTCTACCACATATTATTTTACAGGATCAGATTCCAATGATATAGAATATATTGATGAGGTTACATTAGATGCGTTAATTGTAAAATCACAAATAGGTGTATTAGCTTCTAATGAAAATACAACGTTAACGGCATACTCTACTGGGTTCGTACCATCTGCATCATTTTTATCAACAACAGGATCAATAATTGTTACCGTTGGAAATGAAACAGCATCATATGCACCAACGTTAACAACAAATAGATTTAGTGCAAGTATTTCACAATCAACGGGTGTTTCAAATCCAACGATTGTAGATGGTGTATATAGTATAGGACAATTAACAAATGATACAGGAAGTGTTACTTTGAATGTATCATATCAAGATGCAACGGGAGTTATTACTAATTTTCCAAAAATTATTACATATTCAAAAGCAAAAAAAGCTGCGCCGGTACTTGCTATAAACATAACAAATAATAATCAAACTGTAAATGCAAAATCAACCGGAGTACAATTATCCGAATTTGCATCTGCTAGTATTGAAATTTTAGAAACATATGATGGTGTAACAACCGCCAAATCTATATATGGAACGCCTACAATAACTACGTTATATGGGTATAGTAATTATTTTTATAATTCAGTAAATCAAACTATAGCGCTTAGAACATTGAGTACCGATTTTGAACAACTTAGTATTTCTCTGGAAGTTTTAGATTCGGAAAATGTTATAAGAGCATTGGATGGAAACATTTCATTAGCAAAAGCAAGAAATGCGGTTCCAAATGTTGAAGTATCATTAGTACCCGTTGCGCAAACTATTTTAGCAAATTCAAGAGGAAGTGGTTCTGTAACACCACAACCCATTACTGTAACTGCAGCAGAAGGTGGAACTGATAGATTTACAAGTATAGGAACTTTATCATTTACAAATGGATTAGCCGGAACTGCAACTGGAAACACTATAAACTTTAGTTCGAATGCAACTTCTATGTTAAGAGATAGTGGTTCTGTTTTTATTCCAATAAACTATACGGATGGTGAAGGAAATACAGGATTAAAAACAATAGTAGCAAGTGTTACAAGAGTTCGTTCAGCTGCACCACTTACTGCAATTTCAGTAACCCCACAAACCCAAACGGTAACATCATCTAGTATTGGATATGGAACACCTCAAAATGTAACATTAACTTTACAAGAAGTAGGGGGTACACCATATACATACACATCAACATTAGGTTCAACAATAAATACTTTTAGCGCATCAGTAACAAATGCTACAATTGATACATTGACGGGAATAATAACCCCAAATACACCCAATACATCTTTGGGTGTAAATGCATCATCTTTGATTACATATATAAATTCAGAAGGTACTATATTAACATCTTCTGTTAGTTATAGTGTTGGTGTTGCATTGGAAGGAAATGATGGTGGACAAGGTCCTGGTGTAGTTTATAGAGGAACATATGTAGCAGGAACTACATACTTTCACACAGATATTAGAAGGGATATAGTGGTATATTCTGGTCAATACTATTTGGCAAATAATACAGCAAAAAGTGGATTAACAACGTGGGGAACACCACCAACGGATTGGACTGCATTTGGTGCTACGTTTGATGCAGTCGCTACCAACGTATTATTAACTGCGGATGCAACTATAACCAGAGGGTTGGTCATGGGAACATTGGATGGATTTAGTGGATTTATTAGAAGTGCAAATGCAACCTCTTTAACTGCTGGTAAGGGTTATTATTTTAATTATGATGGTACATTTAGATTTGGTGATACCGGTTCATCTGTTGTATCTTGGGATGGTACAAATCTAACAGTTAGTGGTACAATAAAAGCACAAACGGGTTCTATTGGTGGAGTAATAATAGCAGGAAATTCTATATACACCGGAACAGGAACGTATGCAAATAATAATACCGGGTTCTTTTTAAGTTCTTCGGGACACTTTTCATTAGAAGATAAATTGAGTTGGGATCCAGTAAACAATTATTTGAATGTTAGTGGAACTATAACTGCAACAACAGGATCAATTGGTGGAATTACAATGTCCAATGCTTCAATCTACGCAGGAGCAGGTCTTTGGAATGATAAAGCAACTGGATTCTTTATCAGTTCTTCGGGACACTTTTCATTGGAAGATAAATTGAACTGGAATCCAATAACTGAAAATTTAAACATAAGTGGGACTATAACTGCTACAACTGGATCAATTGGTGGAATTACAATGTCCAATGCAGCAATATATACGGGTGTTGGTCTTTGGAATAATAAAAATACTGGATTTTTTATAAGTAGAAGTGGACACTTCTCATTGGAAGATAAATTAAGTTGGGATCCAATAGGTGAGCATTTAAACATTAGTGGTACTTTGAGAGCAAATACAGGTTCTTTGGGTGGATGGACAATTGATTCCGATTCTATATTTTCTGGAACAAAAAGAGCCAGTTCTTATAACCAATTCAATAGTGCAAGTATGATAACTATTGGATCTGCCGGTTATATAAGTGCTCCTGGATTTTACATATCAACTACTGGTCAAGGTGTATTTAGTGGTAGTTTACAAGCAAATGGTGGAACGGTTTTAACAACCACCAATCTATTATTATTTACCGCATCAATGCATTCATTTACATCATCCGTATCAAGTAGTTTAATAAATATAAGTTCTTCTATAAGTGTATCTATTGCTACATTAGATGATGCAATTTTTACAAATTCAAATGGTTTAATTGATAAACTACCAAATGCATCCACAAGTGGATTATATACTGGAAAAGAATATCTTGGATATTTCAAAGTAGGTTCGGGTTGGACTTCATTTTTAAGTTCATCTGGTGATTTTTATCTATCTGGATCAGGAACGCAAGGGTTGGTTTGGAACTCTACTGCTAATACATTATCAATAGATGGTAGGGTGGTTGCAAGAACGGGATTGATAGGTGGATGGGGAATCGGAACATCCGAAATAAGTAGTTCAGGTACAGTTGGTGGTAGTGATGGTGTATTTACTACTACCGGTATGAGAATTGGTGGAACCGGATATATATCCGCTAAAAACTTTTCAATTTCATCTGCAGGTAATGTAGTATTGAGTGGTAGTATAGCTGCTAATTCTGGTTTCATTGGTGGATGGGTAATCGGTGCAAGTTCAATATCTACCGCAAATGTAGTTGGTGGTAGTGATGGTGTGGGAACTACAAGTGGTGTAATTTTATCTAAAGATGGTTGGATATCTACTAAAAATTTTACAGTATCATCTACGGGCAATGTTTCTATGACGGGAACGGTCAGTGCAACTGCGGGTGCAATAGGTAGTTGGGTTGTAGATACGGATTCTATTTATGTGGGTACAAAAAGAAATAGTAGTTACAATCAATTCAATAGTGCAAGTATGATAACCATTGGATCTGCGGGTTACATAAGTGCTCCTGGATTTTTTATAACAACAACAGGACAAAGTAGCTTTAGTGGTAGTTTGAGAGCAAATGGTGGTCAATTAATAACACCAACTCAATTATTACAATTTACTGCATCGATTCAATCATTTACATCATCCATATCTCAAAGTTTAATAAATGCAAGTGCATCAATAAGCCAATCAATATACGTTACAGATCAATCTATTTTTACAAATGCGAATGGTTTAATAGATAAGTTACCAAATCCTAGTACAAGTGGTTTATATACAGGTCAACAGTATTTGGGATATTTTAAAGCAGGATCGGGATGGACTTCATTTTTGAGTTCATCTGGTGATTTTTATTTATCCGGATCTTCAACCCATGGATTTGTTTGGAATGCAACAAGAAATACATTATCCGTTGATGGTAATATAATAGCCAGAAGTGGTTCAATTGGTGGATGGGGAATAGGAACTAATGAAATCTCATCATCAAATACCGTTGGAGGAGGTGATTCATCACATACTACAACAGGTATGAGAATAAGCGCTGTTGGGTGGATTTCTGCTCCAAATTTTTATTTAGCAAGTAATGGAAATGTTAGAATTAGTGGTTCAATATATGGTGGTGATATAACAATAGGAACGGCGCCTAGTGTTTTCAAAGCGGACTTAAATGGTATATACTTAGGAAATGGAACATTTGCTTCTGCACCGTTCAGAGTTACTCCAGGTGGTGCATTAACGGCTACAAATGCAACACTTAGTGGTGGTACGATTGGTGGGTGGAGTATAAATACTAACAATATATCAAGCGCCGGAACATCCGGTGGTGGGGATGGTTCATTCACAAATAGTGGTATAATTTTAAATAAAGATGGTTGGATATCATCTGAAAAATTCTTTATAAGTAGTAGTGGTGATGTAAGTTTTGCAGGTAAATTGGCATATGGTGTTAGAGGTTCTGGTGTAAACATCATGCCGTTAGTTTGGCGATATGATCCAAAACCTTCATCAGGAATTTTAGCAAGTAGTTATGAAAATTTAACTATAAATGGTACAGCTGCGGAAAATGCCATAAATTATGGAACTGATCCTTTTGGTAAACAATCTTTATTATGGGAATGTTATCCATCAGGAGATGGTAATGCAGATGGTGGATGGAATTCGACTCCAACTGAAATTGATAACAACAAAACTTATAAGTTTATAACTTATGCAAAAATAAACAATAATGCGGATGGCGATTTATATTTTGGTTTTTATTCAATAAGTACAACAGGTGCACTGGTTAGTTCTTCTTTTTTAAATAATACGGTATCAGATAATACTTACTTCTTTTTCTCACAAAATCCATCAGGAGTAAATCCTATACCATTTACAAATAGATGGTATTTGATGGTTGGATATGTTCATGGTAAAGATTATACCGGAACAACAAATATGGGTGGTGTTTATGATGTAGAAAGTGGAAGAAAAGTTTTTGAATGTTATGATTTTAAATGGAAAACTGATGGAGTGAATCCAATTGCAAAAGCATTGCATAGATGTTATCATTTCTATAATACAGCAGGTAATGGAACAACACTTTATCAACAAATGTTTGGTCCGGCAGTTTTTGAGGTAGATGGAACTGAACCTGATTTAAATAGGTTATTAGATAAAGCTCAAAGTTTAGCCGATGGTAAGGGTTCTGGTTCGTTTTTTGATGGAAAAACTTTTTATGCACCTATAATATCGGGTTCATCCGGAGATTTTACAGGCAAAATAACCGCAACATCGGGTGAAATTGGTGGTTGGTTAATTGATAGTGATAGATTATATTCATCAGGTTCGGGTTCAAATAATATAATAAAAATGAAACTTGAACCAAACTACGCAAATCCACAATTTACACTAACCGATGTAGCTGGTGCGCCTGCAGTCGTTATTAAAACAGGACAATTATTAGATACTGCAGTTGGTGCGGCATCTATAAATGTTACTTGGAACGCAGATAAATCCGGCTTTACCGCTGGTACTACTACCGATGAAGTAAATGAAACAAAATATAATTTAGCATCATCTTTTACAGTTAGTACTACGGGCTTATATACGGGCACAATAACGTTATCATCAGCAAATGCATTTACTCCACTTTCATCTGGATATTATGGGTATAGTTTATCAATGCAAATAGCATCGGATAATCTATTTGCAAATGTTGTGTATGATTCCGGAGTTTCATCAATAACATCAACTACGGTTGGTGTACAAGCGGTTATACCGGCAGTTGCAGCAAAACAGATTGAACTGACATTTAATTCTACGGGAACATATTACATACGATCATATTGGAAAAGATTTGCATTTGGTCCTGATAATCCTAGTGCAAGTTGGAATACAATATCTCATAATTTTCCTTCATTTACATTAAGTAAAACTACTGCATATACAGAATTAACAGATTTTGGATTTCAATCTATAAGAAGTGCAGATAGGTACGTTAAAATTCAGAGGATATCTTCAACGGATGCAACAATGTTACAAGTTGGTGGTGATATAACCGCAACCGGAAATATAACGGCATACTATACATCGGATGAAAGATTAAAAGAAAATATAAAACAAATAGATTCTGCGGTTTCAAAAATAAATAAAATAAATGGTGTTGAATTTGATTGGATAACTGATTTGATTGAATCAAAAGGTGGTGAAGATGGGTATTTTATAAGAAAACACGATGTTGGTGTAATTGCACAAGAAATAGAAAAAATTTTACCAGAAGCAGTTGCTACTAGAGATGATGGTTTTAAAGCAGTTAGATATGAAAAAATTGTACCTCTTTTGATTGAAGCAATTAAAGAACTTAAAAACGAAATTGAAGAATTAAAAAAGAATAAATAATGGGAATAAATAGTTCCGGACCTATTGCACTAGGAAGTGGTTCAATAGGACAATCAATAAATTTAGAATTAGGAAAAGCAATAGATGCTACAATTAGTATGAATGATAATGATGTTAGAGTATTGGCAGGAAAGGTTGGAATAAATCCAATATCTTTTTCCGATTTCTATGGTAAGCCCGTTACACCATCTATAACACCTACTAGAACCGTAACCCCTACTGTAACTATGACACCATCCAGAACACCAAGTGTAACCATAACACCTACTCCAACAATGACGCCAAGCATTACTGTAACACCATCTCCATCTGTACTTGTTGTAAATTATACTGCAACTCAATATAGTTGTAGCGATTGTCCTGCACTAAGTACACCATTGGGTAGTGTTGTTATTAAGTTCTTCGGAACACCAACATATAGTTATTATGGTGATGGGTTTGGTAACGTATTCTTCTTAACAGGAACTACATTTGCAACGGAAGATTTTGATGAAACTGCAGTTCCGCTTGGTGCAAATTCATGTAATATAGTTTGCTTTGGCTAATACATAATTTGGTAAACTAAAAAATTTTTTGTATGTTTGAATAAAAAAAGACAGCACTGATCAGCACTATAAAAATTAAAAGTATAAATAAAAAATAAAAAGAAAAGAAAAAAAGATATTTATACTGACTAAAGTTAAAGAATTCAAATGATTAATGAAGTAGATAAACCAAAGGTGACCAAAACTGTAGTTGTATATTCTGGTAGATTTCAACCATTCCATAAAGGACATTATGCATCTTATCAAAAATTAGTTTCAAAATTTGGAGCGGATAATGTTTTTATAGGAACATCTAATGATACATCAGGACCAAAATCACCTTTTAATTTCAAAGAAAAAAAGAAGATAGCAACTACAATGTTTGGAATACCTTCTAACAGGTTTGTCCAAATTAAAAATCCATATAAACCAGTTGAAATACTTTCTAAATTTGATGGACAAACTACTCAATATATTGCAGCAGTTGGTGAGAAAGATGCAGATAGATTACAAGGTAAATACTTTAAAGCATACAAAGGAAAGCAAGGATACGGGTATGATGAAATTGGTTATGTATATGCAGTACCAGCAGAACCAAATCCTATTAGTGGAACGGATGTTAGAAATAATTTAGGAAGTGGTGATGATAAGAAAGCAAAGAAATTCTTCTTAACAGCTTATCCTAAATTTGACAAAAATATATTTGATTTAATTACAGGAAAACTTATTAGTGAAAACTTATATAGAGGATATCCATCAAAAGAGCAAGTATTGGATATTGAAAAGAAAAATAAAGAGTTGAGAAATAAATTAGATACGGATAAAGAATTTTTATATGATCCAATAAAAGAAATAATTGCAAATACAATTACAGATGATTTATTTGAAGATTGGTTGAATTCTTATTTGCAAGAAGAACCAAATCCACAATTGGATAAGGATATTGAATATACAAATACAAAAGGACAGAAAGCAAAAATAAAAGCAAGAGATGCATTAAGATTACCGAAAGAACATCCAGCACACGTTGCGGCTAAAAAATTAGTCCCAGATGATAATACACCATTATCTGATACCGATAAGGAAAAAAAAGAAAAAGGATTACCGTCTGATAAACAAGAAAAACCAAAAGAAACTGATACTAAAAATCAAGAACAACCTGAACAAGAACCACAAAAATTAAGTGGAGATGAGTTTAAATCAGATGCAGAACGTGGTGAAAAAGATAGAAAGCAAGATAAGATAAAAGAAACTTTGGATAATGCTAGGAAAGAGTTATCATCGGAAGAAAATGAAACAATTGATAAATTAAATGATCCTAATTCAGAAGAAAGAAGTTCTTTTTTTGATGATATAATAGATGGATATAAAGAAGCATATGAATATGTTGCTAAAGGTGTAAAACACGTTATTGACCATAAAAAAGAAATGGTGGGTGGTTCAATGAAAGCAGTAAAATCATTGGCAACTACTGGAAATGTTGGAAGTGTAAAAGATAAAGATGGTAACGATAGACATTGGAGTGAATTTACAAGTGTTGGTAGAGGTGGGGATAGTGAATGGGAAGAAAATGAAGTAGATGTATTGGATAGTCACGGACATTCAACTGGTAAAAAGAAAATTGAGAAAAAACCAAAAGTTTCAGAATATGCAACGGATGAAGAAAAAGAATTATTTGACCAATCTTGGGGTGAATATAAAAAACAAACAAAAGCATTAAAAGGTTTGGCAACTGAAACTGCGGTAATAATTGGTTCAATCGCAGTTACAGGTGGGATAATTGGTGGAGTTGGTGCAGCTGCTAAAGGTGCAGGTGCAACGGGAATTGCTAAAGGTGCAGCTGCAAAGGCAGGATATAAATTAGCAGGTGGGCATTTGGGTGAATATGTGGTGAAAGATATAATTAAACATTCCGCATTTGAAGCATTGGGTGCAAATACCGCAACAGCATCTAGTGGTGGTATTGCAATGGGTGCAACTGGTATATTTGAAGGAATTGATGATAATATAGATAGTAAAAAATTCATGTCTAATTTAATTAAAAAGACATTGAAAACAATGAAAACATATAAACTATCCGATGAACAATTATTGAAAACAATAGAAAGATATAAAAAAGAAGAACCAAAAAATGATGCACAAGATTTATTAAAAGAAAATCTTTCGGAAACAAAACAACAATCTATTAAAAGGTTTGTAGAATATGCAACCAAAAGATTAAAATTAAAAGAAACTCCAAAAGTAACATTGGTTGGTGGTAGAGAGTTTGCAGAAACTAAAACAAGTTTAGGTGGATTTGACCCGGTAACAAAAGAAATATATGTTGCAACGGAAGGTAGATTAACCGCAGATATATTGAGAACACTTGCACATGAAATGGTTCATAGAAAGCAAGATGAATTGGGTTTGGTTAGAAATCCAGAAAAAGATGGTGCCGATGGTTCACCAATAGAAAACCAAGCACATGCAGTAGCAGGTATATTGATGAGAGAGTATGGTAGAGTAGATAAGCAAATATATCAAGAAGCACATACTGTAAAAAATCATGAACCTGTTAGTAAAGCAGATAAAGATTTTACACAAAATCATGCTTCTGAAATAGGATACGAAGCAGAATTGGATACCATTGATTTTGATGATGATAGAGAAAGAGAACCAGGACATCAATCAAATACAAAGGATACCGAAAATAAAGGATATGAGCCTGTAAAAGAAGATATAAATGTAAAAGTTGATAAAGGTGATACTGTTTTAATGGGTAAATTCAAAAACAAAAAAGTTGATGTAAAGGATATTGGAAAGGATTCTCACGGAATGCCAACCATAAACGGCAAACAAGCAACTACATTTAGAACTATGAATGAAATGGGTAATAGAGATATTCATTTCAAAAATGTTATTGAACTTTATAGAAATCAAAAATTCAAAAAAAGAATAAACGTATATCTTTTTGATAATCCAAATGGTAATAAAGCAGATGAAGTTGCAAGAAGATTAAGAAATATGGATTATCAAGAAATAACTAAATTGGAAAAAGAATTAAATCTTCCGAATAAGTATTTGCAAGAATTGAATTATAATAAATCAAATAATTCAAAAATTAAAAAAGTATTTGATACATTTGTAAAGAAATATAAAAGTTTAAGTGATATAAATTTTGAAACATCAAAAAAAAGTTATACATTTATTTTTAATGATAAAAAAGATGCTCAAAAATTTGAAAAAGAATTTACATCAATGGGTTCTAACAAAATGAAATTAGTTAGAAGTGCAGAATATAAAGATGAAAATCCTCCTGTTTTTATAAAAGTATTTGGAATAGTAGATGAAGTTGATAATTTCTTAAATGAACTATTTGGATTAAACGAAGTTAGTACAGTAACAATATCTAATACAGCAGATATTCCAGATGGAGCATTTGTACCAAAAGGTAAAAAGAGAAAATTGAACACATATAAAGGTGAAGATTGGTATAAAAATGGTGGATACACTCAAACCGATTTTCCAAAAGCAGATACTATATTTGGAGATGAGGATGCGGATGAAAGAACTATTAAATATACAATAGATAATTTACCAAGAGTTGCGTTTACACCTACTAAATTTATAAAAGAAAATAAATTAGAGACTAAAAAATTATTATCAGAAGGTGGTGCATATGGTCATATGTCACATCCATTTGATGATATGCAATTGACATTTGGTGAATTAAAAGATATTATTGTAAAAGCACTAAATGGTGAATTGGGAGTAGTTAGAGAAAAAACCGATGGACAAGCATTGGCAATTAGTTGGAAAAATGGCAGATTGATTGCTGCAAGAAATAAAGGACATTTAGCAAATGCAGGAGCAAATGCAATGGGTATCGAAGATGTTGCATCTAAATTTGGAGGAAGGGGTGGATTGACTGATGCATATAATTTCGCAATGAAAGATTTGACAGCGGCAATTAGTGGATTGAGTGATAAACAAAGAAAAAAGATATTCAATGAAGGTAAATGTTTTATGAATTTGGAAGTAATTTGGCCTACATCTGTAAACGTTATACCTTACGGACAAGCATTACTTATATTCCACAATACAACTTGCTACGATGAAAGTGGTGTAGCAATTGGTGCAGACCAAAGTGCAGCATCTATATTAGCAGGAATGATAAAACAAGTAAATGCGGATGTTCAATCAAAATACACAATACAAGGACCTCCTGTTACAGAAATACCAAAAAGTGAAGATTTAAGTTCAAAGCAAGGAAGATATTTATCTAAATTAAGTAAATTACAATCAGAATTTAAGTTAAATGATAGTGATACGATGGCATTATATCATCAAAAGTGGTGGGAAAATTACATTGATAAAAATGCACCAACAAAGATTGATAAACTTACAAAGAATGCATTGGTAAGAAGATGGGCATTTGGTGATAAATCATTCCGTTTGAATACAATATCAAATCCAGAATTACAAAAATGGTCAATCCAAAACGATAAAGTTGATGTTGTAAAGAAGCAAAAAGAAAATATGAAAAGATTTGAAGAAATCTTTTTAGGAGTTGGTGCGGATGTACTGGACTTTGTAAGTTCGGTATTAACTGTACATCCTGATAAAGCAATTCGTTCAATGAAAGTCAAATTAAAACAAGTAGCATCTCAAGTAAAAACATCAACGGATGCAACTAAAATTGCAAAGTTTAAGTCGGAATTACAAAGATTAAATTCATTAGGTGGAATAGATAGAATAGTTGCATCGGAAGGACTTGTTTTCTTTTATAATGGAAAAACCTATAAACTAACAGGCACATTCGCACCACTAAACCAATTGCTTGGAATTTTTTACGAATAATTTTGATATATATAATATAAACAATTAGTTACTATGGCAAAAAGAAAAAGTTTTGAAGAAAAAAGTAAAGGGATGCACAAATCCCGTAAACTAATAATAGATACGGTATTTGGTAGAGAAGATAATACACAAAGAGTCTTTGGTTATGAGGGAGAAACGGCTCAAAAAAGAGAAGTTGGTGAAAGATGGGTAGATGGTGATGGTAAAGAGTGGGAACAAAAAGAAGGTTACAAAGTTGCAGTTAGTCAGATGGATGATGTTAGGCAATTTTTACAAAAACTAACAACATGTCATTCTGAAAATTGTGAAACAAAGCAGTATAGTAAAGCTGATAAAAAACTTATAGTAAAAACAGGGTACTGTATAATTTGTTTGGATAGATTGGAAAGGAAGTTAAAAGAAGATGGAACCTTTGCATTCTATCAGGATTATAAAATAACTCTTAATAAACTTGGATTTATTAGAGATTTTAAACAAAAATGTGAAGATAGTTTGAATTCTTTGAAAAAAGATTTTCAAATGGTTACAGAAGATGGTAGAATGGAAAATTGGACATGGGAAGTTGATATAGAGCAAGTTAGAAAGGATTTAAAAAGTGATATAGATAATTCATATGATGCAATAGAATTACTATTAGAAAGAAGAAGATTACTGGAGGAAAAGTTAATAGAACTAAACCATCCAGAATTGGTTAAAAAATAAAAAAATGAAAGGATTACTAAACATTAGAAATATAATAATACTAATACTATTAGGAATTTTAGTTTTTAGTAGATACACAAATTGTGCAGGAAAAAATCAAAAGACAAAAATAGTAAGAGTAGATGGTAAACCATATAAAGTTATTGAACATAAAATTGATACAGTTGAAATAATAAAGAAACTATTCATAGATAGACCTGGTAAGGATATTTATCACGATACTACAATATATGTACAAATACCAATTTCAATAGATACACTTGCTATAATAAGAGATTACTTTGCAAAGAATGTATATAAAGATACTTTAAGATTGAATGATAGTTTGGGTTTTGTATTCATACAAGATACTATAAGTAAAAATTCAATCGTACATAGAACTTATACGGCACAAGTTAGAGAAAGAATAATAAACGAAACCACATACTTATCAGAACCACCAAAAATACAATTATATTATGGATTTGAAGGTATATTTGATAAACAAGATTTATTCAAAGGTGTAGGTGGTGGTTTGTTATTAAAAACAAAAAAAGACAAGATATTCAAAGTCAATTTGGGATTATTGAATGGTGAAGAAAAATTAAATCCATATGCAAACTTTGGAATGTATTGGAAAATAGGTAAGAAACAATAATATGACAGTTCAAGGTAAACCACAAAAAACCTTAAAAGAATTAATAGCAGAGGAATATCGTAAATGTGCTTCCGACCCAATATACTTTATGAAAAAGTATTGTGTCATCCAACATCCGACTAGAGGCAAAATTCCATTTCATTTATATAAATTTCAAGAAAATTGTTTAGATGATTTTAAAGATAATAGATTTAACATCATTTTAAAATCACGCCAGTTAGGTCTTTCAACCCTATCAGCCGGATTCATTCTTTGGAAAATGATATTTAATCAAGACTTCAACGCATTGGTTATCGCAACTAAAGTAACTGTTGCAAAAAACTTGGTTGAAAAAGTTAGGGTAATGCATGATTTATTACCAATTTGGTTAAGAGATGGTAGTAGTGGTTCGGTTGAAGATAATAAACTTTCCCTTAAATTAAAAAATGGTTCTCAAGTAAAAGCAATTACATCTTCTCCAGATGCAGGACGTTCTGAAGCATTATCATTGTTAGTAATAGATGAGGCTGCATTTATTAGAGATATTGATGAAATTTGGATATCAGCACAATCAACTCTTTCAACCGGTGGTTCTGCAATAGTATTATCTACTCCAAATGGTGTAGGTAACTGGTTTCATAAAATGTGGGTGGAAGGTGAAAACGGAACAAATGGTTTTAATTGTATAAATTTACATTGGACAGTTCATCCTGAAAGAAATCAATCTTGGAGAGATGAACAAACTCGTATTTTAGGAGTCAAAGGAGCAGCACAAGAATGTGATTGTGATTTTATAGGTTCCGGTGATACGGTTATAGATCCTGTATTACTAAGTTGGTACAAAGATACATACGTTATGGATCCTATTGAAAAACGAGGATTTGATAATAATCTTTGGGTTTGGGAATATCCAAACTATAATAAACAATATATGGTGGTGGCGGATGTTGCACGTGGTGATGGTTCGGATTACTCTACTGCACAAATTATTGATATTGAAGATTCATCACAAGTTGCAGAATATAGAGGAAAAGTAGAAACAAAAGATTTTGGTAATTTTTTAGTTGCATTATCAACCGAATATAATAACGCTTTATTGGTTGTTGAAAATTCAAATGTAGGTTGGGCAACTATACAACAAATAATTGACAGAGGGTATCCTAATTTGTTTTATATGAGTAATGATTTGAAGTATATTGATGTTGAAAGACAAATTACAAATAAACATTATAGAGAAGAAAAACAAATGGTTGCCGGATTTTCTACTACATCAAAAACACGCCCTTTAATTATTTCTACTTTGGATAGTTACATAGGTGATAAAGATATATTAATAAGATCATCTAGATTAATAGATGAATTATTTACTTTTATATGGAGTGGTGGTAGAGCAGAAGCTATGAAGGGATATAATGATGACTTGGTTATGGCGATGGCAATAGGACTTTGGGTTAGAAATACTGCATTAAGATTAAGACAAGAAGGAATTGATTTGACAAGAACTATGTTGAACTCTACACAGATGGCAAAGTACGATGGAGTATATTCAACAGGATATTCTGGTCAAAATCCATATGAAATGGATTTAGGTAGAGGAGAGAAAGAAAACTTAACTTGGTTACTTCGTTAATTTTTTTATATTTATAGATTGAAACTATTAATATGATAAAACTAACCGACATATTGTTAGAAATTGATGAAGACCTTCGTAAGTGGTTTGGTAAAGGTAAGTGGGGTGGTAAAGGTGGAGGTGGATGGGATAGATATAATAGTAAAGGTGAGAGAATAGGAAAGTGTGGTGGTGGTAAAGAAGGTGAAGCATACGCTGCTTGTTTATCATCAGCAGCTGCATCTAAATTGGGTAAAAAAGGTAGAGCAAGTTTTGTTAAAAGAAAAAGAGCAAAACAAAATGATAAAGGTAGAGGAGATAAAGGAGATGGTGGAAAAGGAAAAGCACCTGTTAGAGTGAGTTGGGATAAAAAAGGAAGTGATAAAAAATATAATCCACCTAGTTAATATGAACGAAAAGTGGAGTCAAAAATATAAACGCTCAATTGACTGTAATAATCCAAAAGGATTTAGTCAAAAAGCACATTGTCAGGGACGTAAAAAAAATGAAATGAATATAGAAGAAAAACTAAATTTATTTTTAGAAAAAAATTGCCCAACCGATCCAGGAAAATGGTCGGCATCAAAAGCAGCAGCTAAATCTAAATTTGATGTTTATCCATCGGCTTATGCAAACGGGTGGGCTGCAAAAAACTATAAAAAGAAAGGTGGTGGATGGAAAACTTGTAAAGAAAGTGTTGAATTGAATGAAGCATGTTGGGAAGGATATAAACAAGTTGGTGGAAAAATGAAAAACGGAAAAATGGTTCCAAATTGTGTACCAAATAATAAATCAATTAAAGAATCAGCATTTGTAAAAGGTAAAACTTATGGTGGAACTAAATGTGAAGGTGGATGCTATATGGGAAAGCCTGGTTTAATGAAACTAATTAAGATTTCTAAAGATAATCCTGATAGTGTATTTATGTTTAGAGATGATAATTATTCAGGTATTCAACCACATTTCATTAAAAATGGAGTAATTGCAAAAGCAACTACGGTTAATCCATCATACGATTTACAAAAAAGTAAAGTAAAAAATCTAAAGATAGGTAAAGATGTTATTCTTTCGGTTAGATTATTTGAATCAGTAAATGAAACAGAAATGAAATTAAAAAAAGAAAATCACATGCCAAATCACCCTGAAAGACGGGATAGTGATGATGAAATTAATTATGGTAAAGTAGAACCATTAGAATACGATGTTGATAACTATGATGATCATATTGATTTTATTGCATTTATGAGAGAATATACTCAACAATTGAATGAAGCAACTTGTCCATGTATGTTTGAAGCGGAATATCAAGGTAGAACTGTAAAATTAGGTAAACCAATGCAAGGTGATGTTAAGAAGTTCAAAGTATATGTTAAAAACGGACAAGGTAATGTTGTGAAGGTAAACTTTGGAGATCCTAATATGAGAATTAAAAAATCCAATCCAGAAAGAAGAAAATCCTTCAGAGCAAGACATAATTGTGATAATCCTGGTCCAAGATGGAAAGCTAGATATTGGTCTTGCAGAAAATGGTAAAAAAATAAAATTAGGTTACAAAAATAAAATTAAAAAATGGCAGATAAAACTATATTCGGCAGGCTTCAGAAATTATTTTCAACAAACACTATTGTTCGTAAAACGGAAAAGGGTGTAAAAGTTGTTGATACTGATGAGTATCAAAATATGACAACAAATTTGGTTGATAGATATATGCGATTAAAAATATCCAATATGTCTACGGGACAAATAGAACAATCAATGGCGTATCACCAGGTTCGTATTGATTTGTTTAGAGATTACGATTCAATGGATATGGATCCAATTCTATCCTCTGCATTGGATGTATATGCTGATGAGTGTACTGCAAAAAATGAAATGGGTAGTGTTTTAAAAATTCATCATGATGATGATAATGTTAAACAAATACTTGAAAATTTATTTTTTGATATTCTAAATGTTGAATTTAATTTATGGCCATGGACTAGAAATTTAGTTAAATACGGTGACTTTTTTCTTCAATTAGAAATAGCAGAAGATTTGGGAATTGTGAATGTTATGCCAATGTCCGTATATGAAATGAGTAGGATTGAAGGATTTGATATTGAAAATCCACAAAGAGTAAAATTCATATACGCACCATATCAAAACCCATATAGTTCTGTTCAACAATCCGCAAAAAAAGAATATGAGAATTACGAAATAGCACATTTCAGATTGAATTCGGATTCTAACTTTTTACCATATGGAAAATCTATGATTGAAGGTGGTAGAAGGGTTTGGAAGCAATTATCTTTGATGGAAGATGCTATGTTGATTCATAGAGTAATGAGAGCTCCTGAAAAGAGAATTTTCAAAATTGATGTAGGAAATATACCACCAAATGAAGTGGATAATTATATGCAAAAAATTATCAATTCATCCAAAAAAGTTCCATTCGTAGATGAAAGAACGGGTGATTATAATTTAAAATATAATATGCAAAATCTAATTGAAGATTATTATATGCCAGTTCGTGGTAGTGATAACGGAACTTCAATTGATACATTGAAAGGATTGGAATATAATATGATTGAAGATATTAACTACTTAAAAGGTAAGTTAATGGCGGCATTAAAAATTCCAAAAGCATTCTTAGGATATGAAGAAGATATAAATGGTAAAGCAACTCTTGCAGCACAAGATGTAAGATTTGCAAAAACAATTGAAAGAGTACAAAGAGTTTTAGTTTCAGAATTAACAAAGATTGCAATTGTTCACCTATATGCACAAGGAATTAAAGATGGATC